AAATGCCATCTTATCACCTGGCATTGGAATATCAATAAACGGGTTTGGTTGGTATGCAATCCCAAGTTGAACTGAAGGAAGATTAGCAGACTGACATGTATATGCAACTCCAGGTAGCATATCTATGGTAAATCGGAACGCATTTGGTCTAAGGTAGTTAGTTACCTGCGTTGTATTGATATTAGTTACACTGCTTAAAACAGTATTGAGATTGGATGTGAACATAATTTGTACCTCTTGCGATATTTATAACGAAAAAAAGGGAGCTGTTTAGGCTCCCTTTTAACCTGGAGTAAACCAGGATCCGTTCTTATTGACGGCTTTAGATTACATTAAGTTTGTAACCTTTGTGCGACGGTAGTACTGATTACGGTTAGCCGTAAATGTATCTTGGTCAGCAGCAGCAGAGTTTGAAGTCGTTGTAACGTATGGATTAGCAATCATACCATAACGAGTCTTGAAGCCAATTTTTGGCTGGAAGCTGTTAGGATCAACTGCACGAACCATTTGTAGTGGAACGTAAGGGCAATAGAAGATACCTGCGTCATAAGGCGATGTACCTTTGTAACCAACAACGTAGAACTGGTTAGCAGATCCAAGGTTTGCAGAGTATGGATCAATATAAACTTTGAAACGACCATTTAGAACACCAGCAAATGTATTGCCTGTGTCATCAACGTTCAGGTTAGTGCTTAATGCTGGAGCGTAGTCAAGTACACCGGCCATTGCAAGAGCGGAAGCAACGTCTGCCGAGCAAACGATGAAGTTACCTTTACCACGACGTGTGTCTTGGCCAATGTGGTTAGCATCGCGTTCCATGTTAAACAATAGACCTTTGAAGCGCTCAACAGACCAACGGCCGTTAGAGTCAACGTCAAGGTTGAATGTACCAGCAGTAGCAGTAGCAGGAGAACCTGGCTTAGCAACTGTATAGATTGTACGAACAACTTCACGGTTAATTTCAAACATAATTTCTTGTGAAAGAATGTTAGATAATTCTGACTCAGCGTCCAGACCATGAACTGCTTTCAAGTCTTGAGCAAGTTCAAGAGTGTATTCAGCTTTTAGAGCACGTGTTCTAGCAGTAACAGTTGTCTTGTCGATCGCGAAGCCCATTTGACCGAAAGCATTAGTAGAATCATCACCTAACGCTTCAGCTTGAGCTGTTGTCATACCCTTACCGGTTGTCAATGTACCTGTTGGGTCATTACCGGAATGAGTACCGTTGAAAGGTGTACCAGAGCCTGAAGAAGCGTTGGTATATGAAGATGAAGAGAACTGTGTATTAGCTTCGTTGAACAGCGCTTCTGTTAAGCCAGCTGCAGAACGTGTATTGCCATAAACAGAACGCATTGCGAAGATCAAGCCTGTTGGGCCTGTCATTGGCTGAACACCGCAAATGTCATATGCCATTAGGTTAGGCATTGCACGGCGAACTAGACCAATCATGATCGGGTCATACTTGGCAACACCAGCTGTACCGTCACCAATGCTGTTAGCAGGTGCCAGTTCGTTTAGCATAGTGCGCTCTTCACGTAGAGCGTTTTCTTGGTTCTCTAAAAGAATGGCTGTAACAGTCTTCTTGTAGGAATCTTTGATCTCAGGAAGATCGGCGTGGTTCAGGATCGCGCCCCACTTCTTTTGAATATTTTCTGATAGGTACATTACCTTCTCCTTTTTGTTAGAATGGTTTATTTATAAATTAACGGGACTTGACTGATCTAGCAATTGCTTGAGCATATCTGTCAACAGCACTATCGGATTCGAATAGAACACCACTGTTTGTAGCGCTGTCTTCGATTAGTACTTGTTCTGGAGATGCCTTAGTCCCTTTAGGGAAATAATTCTCTTTAATAACAGTTACCTTTTCGCGATAAAGATCTTCAGAATCTAAATCAATACCTTCTACAAGCTTTTTAAGTTTTTCAACTTCTGTAGAAGCTAGGTCCTTAGTCTGTTCTTCAAAAATACGAGTACGTTTGATTTCACTCAATTCTTTTGAAATTTCAATGTTAGTAGAAATTACACTGTTAAGTTCTTCTGTTAGTTCAGCTGTCTTAACTTGTAATTCTTCCATTACATCATATTTGTCTTCAGGAACTTCAATATAGTGTTCTGTGAACAATGTCTTAAGTCCGGAGATAAAGTCTTCTGCAATTTCTGTTCTTAGGCCTGCTTCGATAGCAACCTTGTTTTCTTCCAGCCATTGCTCAACTACGTAATTTAAATATGTGTCTACTTTTTCAACTAGAGTCTCTTTGTACTCTTGTAGTTGTTCAACCATTTGTTCTTCTAATTTAGAAGATACTTTTTCCATTTCGTTATTAACGCGTGCAATAACTGCAGCTTCGAAAATAGATGTAGCTTTTGTTCTGAATTCTTCGGAAAGATCTTCACCGAAGATTGCCATTAGTTGACCTTTAATGTCAACTTCTGTTTCAGCGATAACTTCACCTTCTTCTTCTGATTCTTCATTTGCTTGAGTCTTAACAGACTTAGCATCACCCTTCATAGGAAGAGGATTTGATTCTTTAGACATTTTAGCTGCTGCAGTATTTTTACCTGTAGCGTCTAATACTTCTTCAGTATCAGCATCTTTAGAGTCGCCTTGTCTAGGACGAGTTGCTCCGTCACCAGCGTTAGCAGCTGTACCTGCTTTGGAAGTATCTTTAGTAGTAGAAACAGTTACTGTTCCATCTGCTGATACTACTTCGTGTTCTTCATTTATTTCTTTGGACTCGCTAGCGCGTCCTAATAGTTGCTTAATTTTTTGCTCAACTGACATCCTGGTCTCCTAAGAGTATGTTTTAACGGTATATTTATACTATTTGGTTACTTGATAGATCGTAAGAGCTGTTCAAATACCTCTAGTTTTGCCTGGTTAAGATTAGCTTTAGAAGCTTTTCTAATTTGTTTCTGTGCGTTCTCTATCTGTATAGGTTTCCACATTCCATTCTCAAGAATCCATTCTGCAGATTCCATGATGCCTTGAACAAAGGCATCCGGTGCGGATGGATCACTAACGATGTCAACTGTAGCAAGATGGAAGTCATCTTGTACTTCATTCACGCCATTTTTTTCTTTTAGTGATCCGAGACCGCGAGACGATACACCAAGTCGTACACCTTCTTCAATAAAGCTTTTAGCAATTTTACCCATTGGGGTATCTAAAATTTTAGCTTTACCGATTACATCATTACCTTCAAAACGAAGGCTGGTAATAAGATGCGAAACTTGGTTAAGATTAATTGACGGGTTAGGGGGGTGACCTAGTTCACCAAGAGATCTTTTTTCTGTAATAAGATCTTGATATCTTCCTAATTCTTTTTCCATAATACCTCTACGGTACATGCGGCCATTGCGGTTTGCTTTTTCCGTTTGCATAAAAATGCCTTCAATAAAGACATTCTTTGTTCCGTCTTCTTTTTTTTCTGTCAGGTATTTTACATCCTGAGTAACTTCTGTAATTAAGAACATTATAGTGATCCTGGTCCTTGATTTTGTCTATCTGGGTCATTAAAGCCAGAGCCTTTAGAGAACTGTACAATAACAGAGCTATTACCTGTACCAGTATTAATAGTTACATTAGCATGAGCTTGTTCATCAAGAACAACTCCCAGGTCTCTTGTTAGGTTAACAGAACCTTGACCGGCGCTCATTGTAAATACAACGTTTCCATTTCTAACAATTGTTGCAGATGATTGAACATCATATACAACATCAGTAATAGTCCAAAATAGGTTACCAGCAGACGTTAGAGGAATTGTCTGATCAGCGTACTGAACATCTGTATATGTAATAATGATGGTATTAGCATCAGTACCTACAACTTTAGCAGCTGCTTGTCGTCTGGTTTTCTTTAAAATGTATTTTGAGATTGCCATTTATTATTCTCTTTTTATTAAGCAGATTTTTCTGCAGCGGCAGTTGCAATAGCCATTTTCTTAGCCATTGGCATTCCGGGATTCTTGCGATGCATTGCCTTAGCAATTTCTTCTCGCTTAGTTTTTTCAGCAGGCGTTAAATGTTTTTCATCTAACTCTTTACGAATGTCAAGAAATGATTTACTTTCTTTATTCAAACGAGTCTCGGCACGATCCATACCTGCTAGGCGGTTACCAATCTTAGCAGAATTTTTATTTGCTTCAATTGAATTACCAGCTTTTATCTGTTTACCGAGTACACTATGTCTTTTTGTAATATCTGTATTAGCTTTATTGGTGTAAGAATATAGTGTGTCTTTGTTTAATTCAGAAAGTTCAACTTCTTCTTTTGCAGTCTTTGCAGCATCTTTCCAGTCCTGAGCAGATGGGGCATCAGGGTGATTCTTACTACGGCTTGTACCAGCTTTTTTACGCTTGTTCACATTGTAGTATAGGCCTTTTTTTACTTCTTCTTTAATACCAAGTTTTTGCTTTACCTCACCGTGGCTATGGTTAATGTTAGAAAGGTGAACTGTATGGTAATTGTCACTAGAACCTACTCCAGCAGTAATACCTTTTGATACAAGGTGTTGTTTAATAGCTTTATGGTTTGATACTCCACCAAGATGCTTAACATCAACTTTAAGTGTGTTAGAGGGTTGACGTTTATACTCAGCATTAGCATTAGCAGCATTTAATGGTGAAGCAATATGTGCCTCCTCTACCCCTTCAATTTCTTCATCCAATTCACTTTGAATATAATCAGCAACAGAACTAACATAATCTGATGCTAGAGTAATCTTGCTTTGTACCCACTCAGCCATATTGGTATCATCATTAAGCATATCATGTGCTCTTTGTGCATTGGCTATAATTGTACGTAACTGACCTTTGGCCATCTCACCTTCATAATCATACTCGTGTGGGTCTCTTGCTTCTTTTACATCTTTAACAGGAGCCTTTGTGCCTACTAATCTCTTGAATTCTTTTTGCTTTGCTTGAGCAGCTTTAACTTTACTACCTAACACAGGATCCTGACGTAGCATCCAACCAGGTTTTGCTCCTGTAGCGCCTTCCGCTACACCTTGCTTTTCTTTTTGCTGTGCATGCCATTTGCGGTATTCGGCACTTGTGCTGAATGTCTTTCCTGCTTTGCCTGCGGCAGCTTTTGCTTGTCTAGTAAGTCTTTCAGTCATTCTAGCATCATCTGAACGACCTTTAACATAAGCACCGCCGTATTCTCGACCTAGGTCATTGTAGCCTTCCGCCACAGCTTCTTCTTTAACTGGCTTAGCAGGTTTTTCGGTAGCTTGCTTAGCTTTTTTATCTTTTAATTTTTGATGCATTCTCATTAGAGCTGCACCACCTATGACAGCAGC